GGCTCATAAACGTCTATCCGCCGATGACCAGAATGATTCTGTCGTCTGTGACGTTTGAAACCGATATGGCTGACATAACACCTGCATCCATCCAGACTTGTAAGAATAATCTCACAGGGTCCAGGATCCTGACAGCTGCAATTAGATCGGAATAATTCCTGATAACTACTAGTCTAGACCCGAGTCTGTTGATGAGGTGAACTCCTTCGTTCTCGTTGTTCATGGCCTCTTGGGGATTTCCAGTGTAGGTGTTGTACGGGCGAGGGTCGACTATTTCATCTTTTGTTTCCTCATCTGAGTCCTAATAACCAGCGTAGATCTCGATAGTGTTGTTCTGGTAAATGTATAGAACGTGCGAAATGTCGAAACCTAATCTGCGGTTGATCTGGAATTCCCCGGAGTATGAAAGTTCTGATTGGGGTTTCTAGTTCAGATGGAAACGCATGAAGGCATCCTAGATCTATTCCTCTGTATGGATGACACCTGTTCTTGCCTGGTGGACGTGGAGATTGGCTTCTAGCATGGCTTCAAGGAGATGGGAGGCTTGGTGAGTTGAGAGCTACAGGTGCTTTGCGCCGACGTAGATGGATGGGTCGCGGAATATGTCCTGGTTCTTACGGGAGTAATACTACTTCTGAGTGAATAGCTTATTATAATCAGGGCAGAGTATCCAGGAGTCTAGTTCCCCAGTGGTTGAGAAGGACCAGAGAGAACAGAAATCTACTTCGTACCACCTGCGGATGTGGGCTGATTTCACACATTGACCTAGGCATCTTGTTTGCTCTGTGCGGTCCCTGGTTGTGCAGGAGAGGATGGCCTCGCGGGCGACTTTAGCTAGTGCGGGAGTGGTCCAAAGAACAACATCATCACCGGATGCTACTACGACTAAGTTGGGAGACAGCCACGGGGTGGAAAACTCTGGATTGCAAGACTTGTGGAGGTAGAAGTACGTATAAGCCACTGCGCGGAGAGTGTTTCCGAACGTCGTCCTGAAAGAAAGTCCTGAGAAAGTGGTGCCATTAATAGCTAGGTATGCGTAGTTCTCCTCGGGGTGCACATCAACTCCTGTCAATTTCATGGTCCTGAACCTCTTTTTGACATGGTCTGGCCAACTCGGGGAGTTAACTCCTGGGAGGTGTATGAACAAATAATTGAGTGTGTTTTGAAAACATACTTTCAAATTTGCTACAATGGCCTCGGCGCTGACATCTGTGTCTGGGAAGTAGTGGTCCTTGTTAAAATGGATTAGGCGCTCGATGGTGGGCATGATCATGTCGAGGAACCGCGATTCTACCAGGGACTGTAATGGCGCGTATTAGGAGGAGTCCCATGAGCTACCGTCGATGCAGACACAATTCCATGAGGACTCAATACGGGATGTCACGTGCTTCTTGAGCTTGTCCTTAGAATATGAGTGTATAAACTCGGGGAAGGCCTGTTTGAGTGCTGACCACCAGGTGGATTGTATAGCTTAGATTAGACCGAATCCTTCGTCTTATGGGTTACATATGAGACGGGGGCGAGAATCCAACTCAAGAGTGTATCCTTAGCTGTCTAACTTGAAGTCCTCATAGGTGTGGTCAGTTTCTCCACTTTTTGCCGTTGCCTCGAAGTTACCAACATAGTCTTTATAGCTAACGTCCATGAAGGCCCTCTAGATGTTGGCGGCATACTTCTCCCTCTTTGATTGAGACCAATCTGTCTTTGATTGAGGGTAGTCCATTAAGCGCTTCTTGTGGTCATAGATCTTGCAGAAGATTTGGGCCCTCTCTCTTAACCATGGAAGTAGAAAAACTCCGAACTGGTCGGTCGTAACGTCGTCGTACTGTTGGTAGGCACCTAGCTGTCTTTCAAAGATTGCGAACATTTTGTTATTCACACTCTTGGAGTTCCACTCGAATTCTTTGACCTCCTTACCGGCACATATTGAAATTGCTCCCGCTAAGACTGTCTGCTTGTCTTTGGTAATCTCGGACACATCTACGAGACTGTTATTGACTATGGTCTTGGGGCCGTCTGACAAGTGCTTTATTGCGTAAGTGCGGGCTGCCTCTAGCTGCATCTAATTGGAGATCATGTCTCTGGGGCGCTGTATCTAGGGATTGATTTTCCAGCCAGCGGGCTTGATTTTCTTCTCCCTGAAGTACTCTTCCATGGGGACTGTGTGATCTTGAGGGGCAACAACCTTCATTTTGCGGGGCATCTTTTGGCGGTTTTACGCTAGGGCAGATTGGAACAGTTGTTTTTGTTCCATTGGCTTGAGGTTGGCAACAAGGCCATCTTGCTGGAAGGAGTTGGAGATCGCCTGGTAGCAGTGGGATGAGGGTATTTGGCATGCAGTCTCTTCATCTGAGATGTCGTCCATGGAGTCGCTGTCTGATTCATTTCCACAATAGATGTCCACCCTGTTATTGACTACGGCTGAGTATTTGCTACTCTCGTCACGTATGATATCTAGGAGGCTGGTGTAGGCGTATTCAACTTATTGGTCCGATGCGACGAAGGTCCTGTTCTATAACCACCCGATCTTCTAGAGCTCCATGCCAGGGACGTTCTGCAACATGCCACAATTTACCATCTTAACGAGGCGATCGGTGACGTGAAGGCTGTCCTAGGAGATGTTGAAGTCCGTGAGCAGATTGTTCCAGTAACTAGTCCAAGTCTCATTGGTGTTCATGAGGTAATTGTAGAACTGCTTCTGTTATATAATATCCTGGCCTGCAACGTCATATTTAGGGAGTTGGGTTATACTTGCGGCCACAAAGGAGTTCTTAGAAGCTTGGGAGCATGCTTGGAGGAGCCATCTGTGTTGAACACTGACCTGTGGTGTGGGACCGTCGATGGTTGGAGGTATGGTAAAAAGGAAGGATTCATAGTCCATCTGTATGGACATTAAAGTGAGCCATCCCAAATTCAGTAACCTACCGCCACTTGCTTCGTTCAGGAACAGGTTGGAGTGCTGATAGACGTGCCCGTTAGAATTGGTGGTCATACTTACCTGCTGGCTGTTTGAGATAGAGAACGATCCTTCGCCGAACGGTAATATGTATTTACCTGGGACGGGATAGAATTACATTCCCTATAGGAAGATCCTGGAGTTCTACATGTGGAAGGCGTTCACTCTTGATTCAACGGAAGTGGGGCCGACGTAGTAATGGCTGTCCATGAGGATATACATACTCTCGTCGTATTGCGGGCAGGGTGTTCCTTGTTGGAAGTATGCGGGCTATTATGGCCATCCTTCCTGGGAGGGATCATCGTTGAGTATGCGTCCTTGGCTATGCTGGTAAGCGGGACTCTCTCTCTGGAGCTAGGAGAATTGTTCAATAGTGCCGGCAAAGAGGTATTGACGATACAGTACACGGCGGCTACTGATTCCATTTTTGAAAGAGAACAAGTTGCTGGAGTAGTAGGTGCTGTCATATTGTTCCGTGTCCGGGCGGATGTGAACAACAGTTAATTGGCCCCATACATTTTTGAGGGCTATGTGATTGTGGGTGGCGACGCGGTTGTTTCTGCAGTGGCGATAGAAGAAGTCCTAGTAGTCTGCGAGAGTGATTGTGCCGTGAGGTTGACTATAGAGCCATGTGGTGTATGCCTTGACTGGTTGAATAACAGGAACCACATTGGGTGCTGAACCAGGTTTTTCGGCTCCTATCTGGCGGGCGATCTGCATCATGAGTTCGGAGAGCACTTGGTCGATGAGGGTCTACATCTAGGCGAACTTTGACCCGATATGGATTTGGACAACATTCTTTCCCTAGAACAAGGAGTTGATGGTGTGTTCTAGCCATTGACGGTTTATGTCTGCTTGGTAAAGATCTCGCAAATAGCCCATTCGCGCATGTCCGCCGTGAGTGTCCTTCCTTTTGAGGACATGTTCAAGCTCCTTGGTGGTGAAGTTCTTCGTGACTAACCTCAGAGCAGATGATTCTAAGGAACCACCAGGCTGGACAGGGAGATGGATGCTGACCCTCGACTGGGTGATGTTTACTTGGACTCTGGGACGCTCATAAGTTTGAACCTCTCTTTCGGCTGGATCCCTAGGATTGGCATAGAGCGAGAAGAGGGTGGGAGCATCGCATGACGGATTAGGGAGGACAGTCCTGATGTCGATGCTGTCGTAAGTCTTGCCGCAGAGGACTACCTGGGAATCACATTCACTACTGGCAAAGATGCTCTTGTACTAAGTGATTGTCATCTTTTATTAAGGCTCGTGGATAGGGGAGATTTTCTTGTGGGCGGCGAAGAAGACTCGGAATGCAAACTGTGACATGGGGAGGGGAACTGTCTTGCGCGATCGTCTAGGGTGGTCAATTCTATCCCTTATGAAGGCAGAGTGGAGAAGAATCAGTTCATCAGTCTCGTGATATGGGGGGAGATCGAGGTATGGAATGTTCTGAGCCTGCTTGAAAGCCTGCCTGTAGAGGTGCGCTTGTTGGTCGAATTTCTTATTTATTCCCTCTTACTGGGTATTCTTTTTCGCCTATTTGTGGACTCTCTTTTTGGCTAGAGTGAGGGAGGAGTTGGAGAGTGGGGGGAGCAGTGGGCCTTCGCCTGCGTCTTTAGCTGATAGGAAGGCTTTGCTTACCTAGTCATAAGAGAAGGACCTCTTGACTTTCATTTGGACTCCAAGTGGCCACGCCAAGTAGACATGTCCTGGGGAGCAAACAAGTGCTGGGAGGTAGGGAATCCCTGGGTGCTCTGATTCCTTCAATTCCAATTTTTCTTTGAGAGAAAGACGAGCATGGAGCTCTTTCTCCTGGACGACATTAACTTGGAGAAGTCGAGCCACTTCTTTGATGAGAGTGATGTCGTGGCCGTACTGGGAACCGGATTTGATGGCGGTACCGACTGCACAGGCATAAGCTTCGTCGAATTGGTCGGCAGCTGCTTGTGGGTCCGTCTTGAGGCTAATTGGGTAAGCCATGACAGACAGAGCCAAGAAGAAGCATAGGCCGGGTGTTGGATGGCTAGCTGGGTAGGCACCAGAGTAGAAGGTTATGTAACCTGTGGTGGCGGATGATTTGAGCTAAACATCGAGGGTTTTGTCACCTATCATGTGGATGACAGGGTCATTGATCTTGGGCTGGGGGATCTTAATCGGGCCAGCAGGGTTCTTTGGGACAGTGCGTCCAGTAAACAGATTATCTGTATGGGATACTGATTGCATTATCAAAG